ACGTTGCGAAAAATTAGCAATAACACCAATACTTATCAATGGTCTTTATTGGAATGTAACAATCACAGAATCATTCTTAACTATTGGCTGTAAAAGATTTGAGCATAAAGAATGGACGTTATTCACTGACGATGAAATTGCAGAAATGGACAGTAACGCATCTAAATTTTGGCAATCAAATAAATCATGGTTACTTTCAGCTTGCAAATCTCATCGTAAAGAATCTTTAGCATATCGTAAAGCTAATCCTGAAAGTAAATAATGGCATTTAACTACGATAAATATGACAAAGTTATCCACTCGCAAATAACCGATATTCTTAATTACTGCCAAGATAGCAAACGTATAAATGAGATTGTTAAGCATGTAAAAATATGCAAAATGACACTAAGCAAGCTGTCTGCAAGATTGGTAGATGAAGGTTATTTGCAAGCAGGATATATTACATATGAAGGTAGATTGCATCGTTCATTTGTGACTATTAAAAATTATATTCCGCTAGATAGTTTTATTGCAGCTGAAAAGCAAGCGCGTAAAGATAAGCTAACTAAAGTAAAGAAAGCACCATTAGCAAAAGTATATTTAATGGATGATAAAGAAGGAATAGCGCGATATGAACTAAATGCTATCGTTAGATTAACACTAAAAAAGTCTGCTAATAATTATGTTAGCGGTTCAACATTAATGATGTTTTAAGGGTAAATATGAGTATAACTATTGGTAAAGCCACTATTCACAACATGGACTGCATGGATTTACTAAAAGCTACGCCAGACAAGCTTTATGACTTGGCTATTGTTGATGTTCCATATGGGATTGGTGAAAACGGTGATAGAAATAAATCACGCAGCAAATTAGCAATGGCGCAAGACTATAAGGCATTCGCTGGTGGTGACAAAGAGCCACCAAGCATTGATTATTTTAATGAGCTTGTACGTGTAAGTAAAAATCAGATTATTTGGGGTGCAAACCACTTTGCAGACCGTTTTCCTTGCTCTAAATCGCCTTGCTGGATTGTGTGGGATAAAGTTAATGGTGAAAGTGATTTTGCTGATTGCGAGCTGGCATATTCAAGCTTTAAGACTGCAGTGCGAAAATTCAGCTTTCAATGGTCTGGAATGCTGCAGGGAGATATGAAAAACAAAGAATCACGCATTCACCCAACTCAAAAGCCAGTAAAACTATATGAATGGCTACTAACTAATTATGCAAAACAAGGAGACAAGATTTTAGACACGCACTTAGGCAGTGGTAGCCATGCCATCGCTTGCAACAACCTAGGCTTTGAGCTTACAGCATGTGAGTTAGACAAAGATTACTACGAAGCCAGCATTAAACGCATTCAACAAGCCACAGCGCAAGCTAGAATGTTTTAAAAACTAAGGGGCTACTAATCCTCATAATACCGACTTATCGGCAGATTACAGCGAATATATGCCTAACTAGACGCACCCTTTTGGTTTCATGCGAAAATTACGGGTTCAACGCGGCAGTAGCGTAAAAATTTACCGCATAATATATTAAAATAAGATTGCTTTTTATAAACATAGTATGCTAATATTTGTTTACTAACTTAAATAACAGGATTGATGAAATGAAAGATTACGCAAAAATTGACACTAGCGATAAAAAGACATTAAGCGAGATTGTGCTTGAATGTATTTTAATTACTGGAATTATCCTTACTGGCTTTGCATTGTTTATATGGGTGGTAGCATGAAATATATTGCTCAAGATGTAATTATAGTATTTGGCATTATTGTTGTTTTACTAACGTTAGGCACTTTAATTATGGCGTTATGGAGTTATGCAAATAGTCAGAAACAGCCTGACTATGCTTGCGTAGAGGTACGTATGTCGCTAAATAAAAATGAGGTGCATGTTATGTGCGGAAAAATTACAAAGGGTATTGAATGAAGCCAAACCAACATAAACTAATCAGCCTAATGACTGAGCATAATCTAAAGGCTAAAGATGTGGCTGATATGCTAGGCACTAAAGATGGCACAGTAAGAGTATGGCGCTGCAATATTAGTATTGACATTCCTAATACAAAATTACAGTTGCTTGAGTTGTTGATGAAGAACAAATGAATCTCGCGCGAGGAGTTATATGAATAATTGCAAGGAGAAAGTTGTGATTAACCAAGAATATTTAAAAAATATACTAAATTATGATGAATTTAGCGGGTTGCTTATATGGAAAAATAATGGGAAAAGAGCAGGGTGTGAACATTCTAGCGGATACAGAATGATAGGCTTACTTGGTAAAAAGTATAAAGAGCATCGAATTATATGGATGTATGTTTATGGAAATTATCCTACGTTAGATATAGACCATATTAATAGAGTAAAAAATGACAATAGAATTTCTAATTTAAGATTATTAAGTGAATCAGATAATGCTCAAAACATGGTTAAGGCGCAGAGGCATAGTAAGACTGGCATCCTTGGAGTATCACCAAGTAAAAATAAATATCAAGCATCAATAACGGCAAAAGGCATTCAAAAGTACTTAGGAAGATTTAATACAATTAAAGAGGCAGAAAACGCCTATTTAAAAGCTAAATCTGAGCTACATAAATCATGTTTCATGGAGTAGGTAATTAACAAGTAGGAATATTTAACTAAAGGAAATGAGTATGGCATTAGATTGTCCTTATTGTGGTAAGCAAGCATATTTAGTTGGTGGAAGTATTATTTATCCGCATAGGGATGATTTAGCAAGCAAGAAGTTTTATCAATGCAATCCATGTGATGCTTATGTTGGTTGCCATGAGGGTACTGTAAATCCTCTAGGTAGATTAGCTAATGCAGAGCTAAGAAAAGCAAAAATGCAAGCTCATGCAGCTTTCGACCCTAAGTGGCGTAATGGTGAAATGAAACGTGCGAGTGCTTATAAGTGGTTAGCAGAACAGTTAAAAATTAATGCTAAAGATTGCCATATTGGAATGATGGATGTTGATATGTGCAAGCGTGTAGTAGATGTATGTTAGTCCGCATACTGTAACGCCAAGACCTGCACTCGAATTAACATGAATGTTTTTAGGTATTAACTGATAACAGATGAACGGAGTAATGATGAAAACTACGATGCTAACGCCGCATGGCAAGCATTCGCAGAAGCATCGCAGGCTAGGATTGCTGAACTAGAAGAAAAGTTAGAAGTTATGACGGGTAAATGCATTACCTTAGCTTACGATAATAAAGAACTCACCGCCACCAATAAAGAGCTTGAGGATAAATGTGAGCTGTATACGATTGCACTAGATATTATTGAAGCACTAGGAAAGGATAAATAATGGCTGAAACATGTATGTACTGCGATGAATGGCGCAACGACTTAAATACCGCGCTTAACGAAATCACCCGCCTAACCGCAGAAGTAGCGGATTTGCGGAATGATGGATGGATTAGCGTAGATGATAGGTTGCCAGATTACCAATCATTAACGCAGAAAAGATTGCGAGTTTTGGTGGTGTGGAAAAAAACAAATGCAGTTTTTACACTTTGGTATGGTGCAAGGTTCGGACATACTAAGGCAAACTTTTATGACGAAAATGAGTGGGATGAAGGTAGCGATGGGTTGATTGATGAATCTGATAATTTATATTTCGGCGACACTTTAACTTTTAAAAACATATCGCACTGGCAACCATTACCAACACCACCAGCCATAAAAAGTGAGCAGAAAGAGAGGGAGTTGTGAGTTTATACAATATATTATTAAGTAAATTATTTGGTTTTCGGTATGTCGCTATTAGCTTTGGCAGTAATCATTGCATTAAAAGAATTAAAAAAACATCTAGCGGGCTTGAGTATGTGGAGCTTTATGGAAGCATTGAGTTGTTATCGAAAACCTGTAGGAATGTAATATATCTTTAAAGGCTAACCAATGAAACATACAAAGAAAGAGAGTGAGTAAGTGAAAATAATAGATGAATTTATTGAAAAGATTAAAACTACTCAATATGAATATATTTGCTATGACGGCAAGAAATCAACAACCACAATATTAAGTAGATTTGACAATTCTGCAACTATGGTAATGCGACAAATATTGCTAGAGTTTATGCAAAAAAATGTGATAGACGCAAAGCTCGAAAATGAAGGATTAAAGCAACGCATTATGGTCCTAGAGGCTTGTGTAAACAATTCAAACTTTGCGCCAATAATTAAAAAACATAGAGCGACCAAGCCTAACCAATGAAACACACAGAGAAAGGTTGATGATGAACACAGAAAAGAAAGAGTTTGCGCTACAAGTAATAATGCTGTTATCAGCTATGGAATCATGGAGTTTTTCAACAAAAGAAAGATTGCCAGACTATTTGCATGAAAGACTAGCTGAGATTGTTGAGCATTTAAGTAAGGAAATATTGCATGATTAACGTAACAGAGCTAAGAAAGATATTTGCAGATAAGCTACTAGCAACTGATAACTTTGATGATGCGCTTATTAAATCATTGTGGATAGCATATCAGCAAGGTATTGACGACACTAAAGCCACAATTAATAGTTATCTAATTAGCGATGACTGGGACGAAGCTAGAGTCGATACAGTGGGAAGTAACGGCAACGACGGCTTGCATTATGATACGAATATTCCTAATAGCTAACATGGTGCTAATAGATTGGATTGTGCGTAATGCTGATATGATTGATAATTTTAATTTACTGGGTTTAATATGAACAAACTAATATTACAGCTATGTGCTGATACTGGCAGCGATACAAAGCCATATAAAAATGCTGGTTATAATGTTGTTTTAATTGGTAAAGATATTGGCGTTGAAAACTATCACCCGCCTAAAGATGTTTATGGAATTATTGCTAACCCAGTATGCACAGAATTTAGTATTGCAACTGGATTTCATAAAGATGGTGATTATGAAAAAGGTTTGTTTTTAGTCAATCATTGCCAGCGCATTATTAATGAATGCAACCCTAAGTTTTGGGTTATTGAAAATCCAGCAAGCGGTAGGTTAAAACAATTTTTAGGTGAGCCTGATTTTACCTATGAACCGTGGAATTTTGGCAGCCCATGGACAAAGCGTACAGCTTTATGGGGAAAATTTAACAAGCCAGTTAAAAAATATAGTAATTGGTCTGATGTGCCTAAAAACAATAATCTTTACATTAGACCAAATAGACCAAAACCATCAATAGCATTTATGCACAAAAGCGCTGCAAAGTTAATAGATGAGTTCTCATGCTTTAATCCACAGTCCGATATGGAATTTAGGTCTTTATGTAGTCAAAAGTTTGCACAAGCATTTTTTGAAGCCAACCAGTAATTATTCACATAATCCAAGTTTACACTGTTCATTCCATGCGTTATAAAGAGCCTCGTAATCGTAATCAGTTACCAGGCAAGCATCTATAATTGTCTTAATGGATAAGTTGCTGTTTCTGTCGGCTTCGGTAAGCTTGATGGTATCTGTTTCATTTTTGGGCAAGGTGTTATAACGTGCTGAGTCGCGCAGCTTGATAGCGTTATCAGCAATAGTAAGAGCATCACGTATTTCATTAATCGAGCCTTTCAAATTGTTAGTTTCACGTACACGGTTTAAATTAGCATCTTTTAACTGTTTAGCGTGAGTTGCCACTACATCATTAATAGCAATTGTTTGTAATTTGCCTAATTCATCGTTCTTTTTAACTTCAGCATCATATAACACTGCTTGAGTAAGCTTATAATCGCTGTATGCTTGCGCTGTGGCTTCGTATCGAGACTTGTAATAAAATGTAGCACATAGTATCAACCCAATAAGAATAACGCGCCAATACTTAGTTAAAATTAGCATTTACTTATCTCCAGCCAGTTTATTTGCAGCTTTTACAACATAACCATTAAACCAACGCCTAATTATATAAGAACGAGCGAATGAAAGTAGCATAAACCATACACCTATATGTAAATTATCCCATATAGTAAAATTCGCACCGTAAGCAGGATATATTATCAACTGACCAATGAAGCTAATCCAAAAACCTATAAAGGTATTAATTACAGCTTCGTAAAATGAGTGTTTATGACTTTGCATCAAATTCTAATGATGGCAAGTCATTACCTTCTTCGTATATGTCTGCGTAAGTAATTAGCATAACCAAATTACAAAGTATATGACCCCAGTGAGAAAAACCTGACTCATCGTCTATTAACTCACCGTCTTTCAGTTTTAGTAAGTGTCTACCGATACAAGCTAATGGTATAGACCATTTCATACCTTTAAGCCAATTCCATGCGGCATACTTTTTACGACCATAATCGAACACGTAAGCGCAATCATTAATATGGTGTTGCAACTCATTGACTAGAGTCTGCAGGTATTTAATATCACCAGTAAACTGATATGAGTCTAGCAAGTAAAAAGCCGTTTTAATCGTTTCTTGTTCTGTAGTAAGTGCAAGTATGCGAAACGGTATTAACTCAATTGATGGCTTACCGCTATTATATCTAGCTCCTGAGCCACGCTCATTGCTGTTAATATCGCCAATTTGTGTATTTTCTGAGTTCATTTTTATCTATTCATAATTAAAGATAATTTTCATGGGGTTAAAGATAACTGTAAAAATAAATATCACATTAACCATTGATTTTACACAATATATCACAAAACAATTCTAGATAAAATATATACTTTTTCTAGATAGTATCTATTCACTAAATTACCACGCTGAATATAGTTTGCGGCGTATGACATTTACTGGCAGATTTAGTGTTGTAGGTAATTAAGTGTTCTTTAATATCATAACAATCATTGCTAGTATGTTGCAAGTCAACTTTCAATCCGTCAAATCCACCACCTTCATAAACGATATATAAATTCTGACTAGCCCTACCTGATAGGTTTAGCGCATCTTCTGAATAGTTATTTGAACCTACTAATGATGATGACCTTGCTGACATATCGGATATTTGCGCCTCGTGAATATGCCCTGAGATAACAATATCAATTAACACGCCTCGCGCTAAGTACCTGCCCTTAGTTGATTGAATATTAGCTTGTCCAGTACCTTTTGCGCCATGACCATGAATTAGCAATACATTCTGACCAGCTACAGTTACCACTTGCTCACTAGGTTCGGTTGAATCTGAAAATTCAATATAATGGCTATGTTGCATACGTAGAATATTAAATATCAGAGCATCATAGTTATCACTTGCAACTTCTTTAGCCCATCCAACATCTTTCTGTATGCGTGACTCATTACCGCTAATTGAAGCTACACTAACTCTAAAGTGTCCAGCTAAGTGATTAAGCATTTGACCATATAAATACACAGCTAAAATACACGCTGAAGCTCTATTAGTCGCGTTACTTAGCATTTCATCTAATCGTTTGTCTGAGTTAAGTAAATCGCCTGTAAAGGCTATTAATAGTTTTTTAATTCCATAAGCCTTGCCAATTTGAATCGCTCTATCTGCCAACTTTCTTAATCGTTTGCTTGCAATATTCCAGTTAAATTGATTATGCGGTAAGTCTACTTGCTCGTTAAGGTGATTATCAGATATGTGTAGTATCAGGCAAGCTTTGCCGTTATGCGCTGAAGCTTCTATTTTTGGTGCGCTGAATATGTTTGATTTTAATATGCTGACAATTTCAATGTTTAACGCTTCAATAGCGTTTTCAATTCTTGCCGATTCACGAAATGATTTACGCTCAATACGCTGAACGTCTTGTAAGCTTTGTTTCTGTTTGGCTAGCTTGACCGTTTCTACTATTATCTCGCGGTCAGTATCTACATTGATACCGTATTTGTGTGCAGCATCTAAGCGCCTTGATACTGTCGTTCTATCTACTCCCAACTCTTTCGCTACTTGCGGCATTGAATGGCATCGTTGATATGCTGCCACTGTAATTTGTATTTCAGATATGTAAGCCGCTTCTAGTTTTCTCATGTAGTCGCTTTATGTAGTTTAGATTGCTTTTTTTATTTCCAATATTACAGTCTCGCCAGCCTTAATTGAATCTTCTATTTGTGGCATTAGCCTATTCATAGCCGTTCTGCTATCGCCTAAAAACCCGTCTGAGCCATTATCCATACCAACTAATACGCAGCCCTCTGTATTTTCTTTAGTATTACCGCTATGAATCCTCACGCCTTCAAAGTTTGGCACATTAAGCAATAATGGCAATTGTTTTTTGAAACGGTTGCTATAAGTAATTGTAACTTCATAAGTCCCATAAGGTATAGCAGTTTCACCTTTTATCTTAACTTTTCTGACCGCATCTTCTAAAGTGTAACATTCCCATGTGCCATCAACAAACAATGAACCAGCGGTATATGTTTTAAACTCTTTACGCTCAATGACTATTTTCATTTTTCAATGCCAGTAGTAGATATAACTCTTAAAATTGCATTGCCTACTGGTAGAATAATAGCAATAATAGCATACCAATTAGCAGGCACTAATGCGCTTAGTTGGCTTAGTCCAGCCTCTAGCGCAATAAGCCCAGCCATTAAAATGTTAAATAGGATTGTTTTAGATTGATACCATTTTTTCATTTTTGTATCCATTCTGAAAGAGCATAGATAATACCAATAATAGAAGCCGCGCCAATAATCATACGATATAATACTTTTGAGCCTTTAAATAGGCTGACAATCTCGTCTGTATTATCTGCAATCTGCTTAGTGAGTACAGTATTTTCAGTGATTGATACGCCTAGATTTTCTAATGCTTCGGTATGATTAGTCACAATTTGCTCTAGCTTATCAATTCGTTCGTGTGCGCGTCTTGCATCCATCATCTAACCTTTCTTATTATTGATATTATCTAACTCGTCATGTTTTAGCCATTCAAATACGCTAACAAACAATTCAGGGCGAGTCAATGCAAACCATACTAAACGAATGCGATTAATACGGTTTGAAGTGTCGGCAGGAGCTTTAAGTGGGCGCAATAACTGAATGAATATAAATGTACCTATCGCCCACATAGGTAGCATTGCAATAATTAAGCTAATCCACATGATTGCCACTGTAGTCAAATGGATTAAGTAAAGTATTAGCAATCCACCGCGCCATCATTCCGCGCTTTGTAGCCTGTTTGTAATGGCGTTTCAATCTATCAGTAACAGTTAGCTCTTTTGGCAATTCGCAAAATAAAACTGTAAATAGTGTAAAGTTATGCGTTACATCGACTACCCAGCTTAATGCTACGAATGGCAAGCACAACACCCATAACGCAGCGTTTAAACTACCTTCTTTATGCGCTCTAATCATTCCCATGCTTGCCACGTACATGATGAAAAATAACCATAGGTCTAGTAGGATATAGACGGCTATCATACAATAGCTTTTAGTTCTGCACGTAAAGCCGTAGCTAACACATTCTCATCGTAAACGCGCTTATATTCAGGATTTTCGGCGTACACTTGGGCATGCATATAGCCAGCTGCGGTAAACTCTATTTCTGCCCGCTTCAACCATGTTTCGCGCTGACCACGGCGCATATATGCTTTAGCTTCTAGCGCATCAATCTCAGATTTTTTAATTGATTTTCTTTCCAATATAGTCAATGGTTTTGGTACAACCAATTCATTATATTCAACTGAATCAATTTCAGATAATCCGATAGGCAGCAAATACTCAAAACCATCATCAATAACATGTGGTGTATTTTTATCATCTTTAAAATATTTCATGTTTTGTCCTTATCTTAATTCTGAACAGTGATATAACGCTGCACCAGTACCAGCTTGCGCGATTACATAAGATGCGCCTGGAGGCACTATTGCTGATGAAATGCCGTTGTAGCCAACTGATGGCTGCGCGTGCTGACAAGCAACAACACCATTAATTGTTAAGGTGCCAATTGAAGCTGTCGTAGAAGAATATGTGGTGCATGACACTTGGATGGGCTTACCTGTTGTATTGTAATAAGTAGTTCCAAGAACCCTGCTACCTGTTACGTTTTGCCAAGTCTGACCATAACCGAAGCTACTCATGGATGCGAACGCTTGACCTCCATAACCTTGAATTGCGCTAGGTGCAGTTGCCCATGTGCCAGCTGTTGATTGCGTTGAATCTATAAATCCAACAACCCGATAAGCTACATTAGTTCTAGCTGTAGTTGAGTAAAATATGTTAGCTGAATCGCTACCAGTGCTTAGAGCTGTTGTGCTTATAACGCCAGTTTCTGATAAGTCATTGCCACCTGTTATATTAACTACCGCAGACTCAACTGTTCCAGCGTTATCAATAGCTAGAATGACAATGCGAGATTGAACGGCGTTGATTGTTCCTAATGTTGCGCCACTTGGCACGACACAGTTAATTGCACTTGATATAACTCTAGTATTAACTGCACCGCTTGTCAGCGTAGCAGAACGAAAATCTAGTGTTGTGGGGTTAATTGTTACTGTTAATGCGTTAGCAGCTACGGTTGCATCTACTGGTTGTATTTTATCTGATACCGTACTTTTAAGAGTTAGTGGTGTAACAACTCTGGCGGAATCAGTTCCTGTTTGAACTTCTGCAAGAGTTGCTAATTCAACTATACCCTTGACTGTATCTGTAGCATCAGGAACTGTAGTAGCTGCAAATGTTTTTAATACCGCACCGCTAACACTTTTATCAGTTGTACCTTGACGGACAAACATCAAATCAGCATCAGCCAAAACAGTCGCCGCGGTAACCTCACTAATATTCTTTTTAGTCGCGCCTAATTTACTTAAGATAGTAGCCTCGCTACTGGCAAGGCTTAATAATGCGGCTTGTTGTGCGATTAAATCTCGCGTTTGAGCCTCTTCAACACTGGTGAGCGCCATATTTATAAATCTCCAATTTGTCGTGAGTAAGCCACAACACGCACATTAGCACCGCCAACTATTGGCTGATTGCCATTAGTTGTAGGCGTACCTAGTGTGAGTGTTGCGCTTGAAATTACTTTGAGTGAGTGCAATGTACCAGCCGCGCCCTTGAAACCAATAGCCACGAGATATTTATTAGTATCAGCCATATCAATAGCTTCTATTCTAATTGCACTATCAGGATAAACGAACAAGTTTAAACCAGTTGCATCTGTTACTTTGTCGCGATTGATGTAACGAAATAATGTGCGAAAAGCCCAATTCAACCATTGAGCTGGCAACGGCATACCACGCGCACTAGCAGTTTCAGGTATAAATCCGCTTAATAGAACGCTATCAGGCGGCTGATTGACGTTAATCTGACCGTCACCATAATTTACTATATTTTCTGAAAATGATGTCATAAGTAAACCTTATCAATAACCGTGATTATAGCATTGATTATAACATTAAAACTTATCATGTAAATAAACCAGTAAGATGAAAACCGCTATCTAGCAATATGTCAGTTTCAGAATTATTAATAACTAGAAAAGAGCCGTCGCTCAATTCCCAAAGTGAATCACCTAGCCATAATTCAGCAGGAATAACGCCTCCTAAGCGCGAACCTTCTACCACTTCAGTTCCTGATAATTGCCAATCTGAGCCATCAAGCGTTAAATAGTCAGCATCGTTATTGATAAAAAACTCACTAGGCGCTGATTCACGGCTAAATCTGAATGGGTCTTTGCGTGAGTAAGATACCATAATCGGCACATCACTAATTCCAGCGGGTGAAATATCTTGAATGACATTATGCACATTGCTATCAACGTCAGCGGCATCGGTAAACATCATTGCCGTTGCAGGATATTGTTCAATATACTGTACGTTATCAGGCGTTGTGATGAACTTTAAGCCTGTGATTAAATCATTAGGCGTGCCGTTTGAAGTGTTGACAAATACTTTAAATTTGATTGCTTTGCGGTATGAGTCATCATCACGACCTTTGCGGCTTTCACCTACAATATAACCGCAACCGTCCAACTGTTTACCTATTGCCGTATCAATCCATCGTTCGCTATTAAATGAATCGGCAGTATTTTCAACATCAACCAAAGGAGTGACCATTGCGCCTGTTAATGCTTTTACTAATGGCTTTTCGCTGAATATACTAGTCAGCCTGCCTTGAGCCACTTCTACATAATTAAACACCTGTCACACCTATGCGCGTAATGTTAAATAAGGCATTTTCAGCCCTGCCAATTGGAATATTTGAGCTTGAATAACTAGGCGTATCTAAAACATCATCAGTGATAGCGCATGTGATTGTTAAATTACCAATCCCACTAACAGACGTGTAAATAGCACCATAGAAACGCTGAATAATAATATCTGTACCTACGCCAATATTAGCATTGGCATAATTAACACACGCCTCTTTAATGGCTAATTCTGCGCTAGTTGACAATACTTCTTCAGTATATAAAGCCACCGTAATATCTAACCATCCGTATTTAGGAATAGCGCGACTAAATTTAACCGTTTGACTATCGCCATTGCTATCAACAATTGAGTTACTCACATTGCCATGCGTTTCAATGCCAGCAGGTTTAGTAAGCCATAATTGAGCCACAATATCACTATCAGCACCGCCAATAATGACACTTTCAAATGAATGGCTAGGCATACCATATTCATTAGTGACATTGGTGCGATTCTCATAAATTCTAATACTAGTCACTTCAGGTACGTCTTGTAACATGCGTGAGCGTATGGCTTCTACAGTTGCACTACCAGTAGCCCTAACGCCTTGCGCGTGTCTAATCCGTAACTCTGTATCTGTTTCTGTGTTTCTACCAGTTACGCCAGCCACTAGATTGGTCAAGCTATCCCAGCCAACGGTAGGAGTATCGATATTAACTAACGCATTGATAGGACAAACTGTCGCACCTGTAGCCAATGCCACAAACACAACAGGACTTGCACGTTTGGCAATTGATAGTTTTGCATCCACTGTAATTGCAAATGGAGTCATACCGTCAACGCTATAGATTCTGAATGTTTCGCCAATAACTTCGCTCACAAACATACCGCTATTAAACAATGCGCTTAATGCTGTGGCAATCTCTGTTTTAGTTGCGCTAGCATCACTTACGTAAGTTTGCGAAGTACCGCCTGCAAATATATTGTATGACGTGCTATTTGCTACCGTATCAACTTCAATGGTAACGTCTAAGGCATTAGCGCGTGAGATTGTCACGTCACTAGTGGCTTTATATTGTACGTCAGCATGAGCAAGGCTGCCTGCTAATATAACAGTACCTTCTTCACCATAAGCCGCGCAAGTAACTACTGTTTCAGTAGCAGGTATGCGCGTTAAACCAACAAATGAAACCGCGCCATCTAAGCTAGTACCTTCCGCCGTACTTGGGTACATAGCATCATAAGTATTTTGTAACGTTTCATAGGCATTATCTAATCCTTCAGCCCAAATGCCATTGAGCTGACCAATCACGCTGTCGGCATTGGTATTGACCGCGCCTAAGGCATCAGTGACTAGAATATCCTGTACTTGCTTAATCTCGGTTAATCTTAACCGTTCAAATCCATCTGCGCTAAGTGTCATAAGTTAATCCGAATTAAGCCAAAGGTTGTACTACAAGTAAAATCAACCACCAAAACACGTTCAGAGCGATTAAAGTTATATGTGAATTCTTGAATATCATTTACATCATCTACTTCTAAAATTGATTGCTTAATAGCCGCCACAGCGCCACCTAGAGTTATTTGCTTACCTAAAATACTTTGCAAATATGGCGTACCAAACTCGGTATCTAAAAACCACTCTTCGCGCCATAAATTAAGCTTAACGACTAATTGCTGTCTAACCGCATCCGCACCTTGAATGATAAACAAGTCTAAGCCACTTAAGGCTAAGTCATTGGTGACAGGGTCTAATGCTAAATCATTCATATGCGTATTTTATCATGAAACTTGCCCAGTCGTACCACCACCTGTTTGCACACCTGTATGCGTATGTGTCGAGCCAATATTTTTGGAATTGTTGAATATCGTACCAGTAATATTGACTGTAGAAGTTTCTCCGCCTTCAATATCAAATCCGTTATGCCCTGAAATATTACCTAATGTGTTTTGACTTCCTGTGTATTGATTAGTTGGCGCTTCATATGTTATGCCAGCAGGCGCGGTTAATATCATCGCACCGTTTGCGGTAATGCGAATTGAAGCTGTGCCAAAATACATAATAGTATCTTCGTTATTGCTACCGCCTGAATTTTGGCTATTATCGCAAGGTATTGCATAAGCATCATTTAAATCAAATCTGCGCAAATCATCAGTTCCGTCAATGGCTTGTTGACTGAATATAACTAATACCTTATCACCTGGCTTAATAGGCGCTTTAAATCCGCATTGACCGCCATTAAAATTAGACCATCTTACTGGTACTTTGTAGATATTCGGGAACGGTAAACTTTCGCCATCTTGATAACGCTTTGAGCCTAATGGCTTGATAGTCGCTAGTCCGTTTGCATAATCAACGATAACGCCTTCAATAGCTGTATTGACATCAATCAATTCAGAATTGATTAATTGTCGCATAGATGATAGATAATCGTTTTCGCTCAATTTGTAAACCTCAAAGACATTTCACTATACCACTCGCCGCCCATCGTGTCGCCTACATGGCTAATGCTTTCAACCTTTAACACATCATCAATACCAGTAGCTTTTAACTTAATTAAATGCCCAGCTTGCACAGTCGGTTGCATGAGTGATTTTACCTTAAATCCTAATACTTCTAAACGTGATTTTATCTCTTTCGTATCGCTATTTTCTGACCTATGGCATACATGTAATACTTTGATGATACTTTGCTTCTTTTGTCTTATATTTGTCAAAGGAGTCCAGGATAAATGGTGGAAAGTAATATTAATCTACTTCATAGTATATGGACTTACTTTCAATATATTTTATAAAATGTGGATTTTCTTTAACTAAATAAAAACAATATGAGTAATTTTTTAACATTGAACTGGAAAGACTTTGGGAAAGGTCTTTTAGTAGCAGTTTTAACGGCTGTTATTACGATTATTTACACAACCATTCAAGCCGGATCGCTTGCGTTTGACTGGAAAGCTATTGGAATGGCCGCTTTATCGGCTGGCCTTGCTTATCTGGTTAAAAATCTATTTCAAAATTCAAGCGGAGTTATTTTAAAGT